ATTGATTATTGAACTACGATGTCCATCTCAGGCGCAGCCGACACAAGCTGACCGATAGAATAGCCGTTGAAGGTGACAGGATCGCCTGTCGCGGGGTCAAGCATGGCTTCGCCCTCCGCATTCTTCTTGGTTATCTTCTCAGTCTTGATCGTGGCATAAGCAGCCTTACCCTTGTAGATGTCAGCATCAGTCTCAACCGTACCCCAAGGATCATTCTCGTCAGAGCAATTGATCTCAGCAGGTAGGTTCAGAGTACGATGCACACGCTTTATGCGAGCAGCAGCTTTCTCCATGAACACCAAGTACTCACGGAATTGCAAACCAGCAATCCGTACAGTTCCCAAATCAGCATCTTCAATAGATTCGGGTGCAACGATTTCCCATGACAAGACAACCATAGGGTTGCCAGCATTGGATGTTTTAGACTCCGCATCAGCAACGCGGATTGTGTATGTGTTTGACGGCAAGAACGGTCGAGCGTTCTCAGTCACTTCATTTAGGTTTATTATAGGCATTTTGTTTTTTTATCCTTGCTTCGTGCAAGAAATTCTAGGCATAGTATTTTTCTAGGCTTGTAATAACTGTGTTTAGATCGTTGGGTATGTAGAGGTCTTTGAACATACCAAGTGGCGTCTTTGCGGAAGTTATGCCATCTGAATTTGTTTGGAAACAGTATTCAATGGAATCCTTCTCACGCCTGACTTCGGTGAACAAGACGAGAAGAAGTTCCTTCTCGATGCACCCCTCATGTACCTTACCCTGCACCTTGATTCGGCGCGTGTTGTACTCGCCGCCTGTTGGTTGCATGATCTTAACAATCTCGTCAATGGCTGTGATGACGACTGTGGCTTTCTCGTTCTTGAGACCCTCCAACGTTTTGCGGATAGCCTTGTTGTAGTATGACCACACATCGTAGCCCTTGTACATTTTCTGAGCTGTCTCAATGAGAATCTCACAATACTTTGTGAAGCTCTCAATGATAACAATTTCAGCGTCCTTCAGTCCCGTGGCAATTGCTCTGTCAATTTCAGGCAAAGTGCTGGCCGAGATGGTGTTGAAGTTTTTAGCTTCTCTAAACGGTAAGCCTTTCCGCTCAAGATCAATGATGATTGTCTTGTCAACGGGTAGATTCCGTAACGATGTTGACTTACCAGACCCGCTGGAGCCAACTATTCCTATTAGTGGTTTATTCATTTTTCAGTTTCTCCTTCAGTACCGTGAGGTAATGAAATTGGTCAATAGTTTCTTCGATGCAAGCGTCAATAAGTTGAGGGGAAGTCATTCTCCACAGCCCTTTGTCGCCGTTTGGATTGTGTTCAAGTGAGCCAACATCGAACTTCTTGGGTGCTTCACGCACAAAGTTTTCGAGTGCCAGCCGTTTAATTTCAGAGTCTTTCATGTTTGGAATTTTAACGGATCGTATAGTTTAGTGTAATAGTCATTGTCAATAACTGCCTCAGAGTGTTCACCAGCATTGCAGATACGAGTGAACCTGCACATACCGAACTTCGTCTCACAACAATTGTAGTTGGGAAGGAATGGGATACTGTCAGTAAGCAATCCCTTCTCAAGTTGATCGGTGAAGTCTATGACAGTGTTGGTCAAGTGTTCTTCAAACTTCGCCATCCTGTCGGCAGAGAAGTCTAGGATTGCACTACGCTGGAACTTATTCTTACCAGTCCGCGACAAGAAGATGCCATTGATAATGGCTTGGTAGTTGCGGTCAGGGAACAGCTTGCGTAGAACCATTGTGTAGGCCATCAACTGCGTAGACATCCTGTAAGTGTCTAGGTAACGGTCAACGCCTGTGATTGCTGTGGACTTATGGTCGCAAAGAATGCTCTGACCAAAGAAGGTTCCAATGAAGTCGATTGTCCCACACAACAAAACGTCGATTGTGTCGTTTGAATAGAACGGGAAGGCGAACTTCATCTCAAGCAGTGGCTCACCCATATGCCTCTCAACAACAAGGCCATCTACTTCTGAATAGTTATCGAAGTACTGAGTGAGGCAAGTTGCAAGATGACCGGCAGTACGCCAATCAGTGTTAGGCACAATGATCTGAGGGTTTGAGTAATGTTCCAATGCCTTGTTCATTGATTCAGACCTGTCTCCAGTACTGTAAAAATGTTCCAAGGCTTTGTGATAGGCTGTGCCGTACTCCATCTTGTGATTCATGTGGTTGTTTCGTAGACCACGAACTGTGGTATAGAAGAACCTGAGATCACAAGTGGATTCACGGTATGAGGAGGCATCTATTCGTAAGATGTATCTGTCTCCAGTTTTTTCAAGTAGATTTTTCAAGTTTAATTTTGCGGCCTCGCCGCTTCTTTATCAGGATTAGTTCGTCTGGTTCTGCTGTGCGTGAGATTTTAAGATATGGTTCCATGTGTGTTAGTAACTCAGAATCTGTCATCTTCTCCAGCTTATCAACTGAAACGTCGAGTAGTTGTTCGATTGTCATGTCTTTATGTCCATCGCCGCAATGAAGATGCAGCCAAAGAAGACTATGAGCCAAGCAAGACTGAAGAGATCATAGATTATTCCAGCTATCATTTCATCACCCTCACTTTCGATTCAGTCACTTCAACCTCGGAGTCTGAGCTTACAAGATTGTAAACCCACTCCTTGTCATCAGGATTGATGGCGACGCTACGCTCAAACAACTCAGAGTCCTTGGCAGTCTTGTACCAAGTTTCCAAATCATTCTTCCAGCGAATACTATCGTTGAACTCGTACTCAAGCTCACGAAGAGTCATGCGGTTTTTAGCCACATCTTTGAAGTAAGCGAGAATTCCATTGTCCAGCTTGCGGAATGCAATACGAGAACGCAGGATCACATACTTGTTATCGTCGAAGTTATCAATGATGAACTTAAAGCCATCGTTGAACTTAACGTAGAGGGTGTTTGGCGTGAAGCCGGTCTCTTGTGATGAGATGTAGACATCTTTGCCAGTTTCAAGTAGCCGATCAAGGATAGGCTGAACTTGCTTCGCCGCATTTGGCGAGTAGCTTGATCGGTTTATGCCAGTGTTTTCGCTTTGCATTGTTCCATTAGTTCCTTCGCTTCATCAAGGTTCCCAAGAGCTACGGCAGCTTGAGACATCATGAATAGCTTTCGCGCAGATAATCCCCTGACTGTGGGATGCCATCCCTTGCAATCTTCAACAGAGAAGACGCAGCCATCAGGATGCTTGTGGTATAGTTCTTCCTTGTATCGCTCAAGTTGTGAGGTTGGTAGGTTCTTGGGTAGGCTGTTCTTAACCTTGGTTCTCACACGCGACTGAACCTGTTGATTCAGTAAGGCAAGAACAGTAGCCTCGGTGTAGGATTCAACTGCCTCAGACAGCTTTTCAAAGACAGGAACAAAGAACTTGAGTCCTTTGAAATCCCCGTCAACGTATTTTTCTTGTTTATGTTGCATAATCTAGGTTAAAAGGTTAACCTGCTGATATATAAGCAGTAACCGTGCCAACTTTTTTCGGTCGGTTGATACTAATAGATGATATATTCACCCAATAACTTGTACCGTGCCATTATACCTTGTACCTCTCTATAGTTCCCGTCGAGTGGTGTTAGCTTTAGGATTTTAGTGGCCATCTCTTTCGCTTGCTTTGGCTCAATGTCGTGAGTCTTGTGAATGTAGAGGGCAAGGTCATTGGGTCGCTCTCTGATTGGCGTAGTCTTTATGATGAAAACTGTGAGACGATGGTAGAGGTCTAGTCGAAACTCGCCAGACTTGATCATCTCCCGCAAATCGCAGTTGGTAGAGCAGACTATGCGGCAAGTTGCCGCGCTTAGTTTGGCTGCGCCAACCTTGCGGAACTGCTTGTGTTGTATGAATCGAAGTAGCTTTGGTTGAGATGTGAGCTTTAGTTCCCCAATCTCATCAAGAAATAGTGTGCCGCCAGCAGCAAGTTGCACAAGACCGCCTGTGTCGCGAGTCGCCCCTGTGAATGCACCTTGTTTGTGTCCGTAAAGGAGTGATTCAAACAGATCTTCTTGCAGAGTGGTGACGTTGACAGGTACAAAATTAGAGCCTCGTATAGCCTCTTGGCTGGATGAAGGGCATCGATTTCCATGAAGGATTTCAGCAAAGTGTTCCTTCCCTGTACCAGACTCTCCTGTTATGAGAACAGGAGAGTCTTGGTTTGCAAGGACTTGAGCAAACCTTATTTGCTCAAGCATATGCGGGTCTTCAGTCAATATCATTCCACTCATCGACTTCAGCCCACTTTGTTTTTAGTATCTTCTCCCAATTCCACTCACTTGGATGACTCTCAAACGACGAATACTCAAATGAGATGGTGATTTGGATTTCCTTTAGCTTCTCGTCATCAACAGGGGGATGTTCATTCTCCCGTTGGCCCCATGCATCTATCATTTGGTGAGGTGTTTGAGAACTAGACGGCTTGTGCGTTGGACTTGCTCAAACTTCTCCTCAGCCAGAGGCGTGAGGTATTGAGTGACTGCGTTGTACAGGTTGTAGGTGTTGCGACTGCTGTCTAGGTCATAGGTCGGTTTGTCCCATATCTTCTTGATCTCCTCGGCGTGAACCTTGGCGATCACCTTGCCCTTGACCATTGATTCAACCATCTCAACGCCTTCTCTCTGTGTGATGGGAGTGTTGGACATCTCCTTGAAGAACTCAACGGAGGCAGTCCACTGCATTTTACTGCGTTGGATTGTGTCCGAGAGGAATCCAAGGTCAACCTCTCCACGACTCCTGTGCGGTCGAGTGACATGATTATCCTTGGCCATCACAACCATCCCGTTTGTGCAGATGATTCGTAGAAGACCTGCTGCTAAGTCAATCCCACAAGAACCATCATAGGAATTCTTGAGGACTAGGCGGAAGCCAACGTCATCACCCTTCTGTATCTGTTGGCGTTGATCACTGAAGTCATAGACAGCGAACATCCTCCTGCCATCCTTGATTGAATACAGCTTGCGTTTGTAATCTCCGAAGTCGAGACAGGACTGAACGGCATCAAGGGCATCCTGATGATGTACGATCTTGTACTTGTCCGAAGTGATGGCGAGACATTCGCCTGTGTCTGCACGAAAATT